CCCTGTTGGGCGCACCCCTTAATGTTAAATATTTTAACAATCCACGCGTATGAGTAGTGAGAGAAACAACATAATCCCTGGGGAGCTGATCGACGTGGCTATGACGCCCGTCAATCCGCTTTGTCCCTTTCCGGCTCTATTGCCGTCCTTTGACATTACCGTTAACGCGTCACCAGTTGTGACGCTATTAGAACGGAAGTCTGACGACGGAGCCGGGAACAGGTCTGTGTGGAAGCCATTTCAACACTTCAAGAGTGTCTTTGGTGCCTCCGCACAATCGTGCGCGGCGACAATCCATAGCGAGTCTTCGGGTATTTACCCTACGGACCACGCTACAGGTATCGCTGCTCACATCTGTGTTGGTTATGACCGATGGATCGGTTTTAACTACTCTCAACCCTTCGGTGTAATAGGTCGATTCCAAACCGACCTCCCACCGTTCTTAACAGCGGAATCAGACGGGAGTTTTGTAGCTCCCCCTGCCAACTACGACGACTTGATGCAGCGAGGCCTAGCCTCAATTCTACCTATCGTCAAAGCTGACCTGAGTCTCCCCAACTTTATTTATGAGTTGAAGGATTTTCGGGCTCCGATTAAGAAAATAGCTGCCGTGCTACGTAGTCCCTCGTTTTTAGGCGAGGCTGCGCGGGCATGGAGGAAAACATACTCCCAACTCGGGAGGATGACCTTTAAACAGCTACTTCAAGGGTATGCAGGACATTACTTGAACCTCAAGTTCAATATCCTGCCTCTAATCAACGACATAGCTAAGATCCGTTCAGCTATGTCACGAACCGAAAGTCGAATAAACGACTTCGTAACTCGTGAGGGCAAGCCCCAGAATCGGCATTTCGCCTTTTCCTGGAGCGAGTTCACGAACTCGACGGCATCCGTTACTGGCGCCACCCCGGGGGCTACTAGCCCCTTTGATGGTACCGTGTGCGGTGCTTCTCGATCAGTGACCTATGAGCCTTCCGTGTTCCACATGCAAATTCAGTATAATTACAATTATACTGCGTACCAAAGAGAGAATGCTCTCTTGCTGAGCCATCTAGATGCACTGGGTCTTAATTATAACCCAGCAATCATCTGGAATGCTCTTCCCTGGTCCTTCGTTGTTGATTGGGTACTCGGCGTTGGCCGATACCTCGATCAGATGAAGGTTACGCATATGGAGCCGGTGATTAACATACGCCGCGCGTTATGGTCAATTAAGAGGTCCAGGACGATATCCGTTGTAAAGCGGACGTCGCCCGCAAGGGCCCCACTGGTTAGCCTAACGACAGTTAAGTTGCCCGATGTAAGAGAGACTGCTTATCGCAGGTCTCTCTTCTTCCCGGCAGCCAGCTCGATTCAATCGAGCGGACTGAACTCTACCGAGTTTAGTCTCGGTGCCGCTCTCGTGATAGCACGGAGACGGCGTTGACAACTTCAGGTTGTAAACCTGACAGGCATCCGCCTGAACCAAACGAAGCATGCTGCCTAACACGCTAAACACAAACGAGATCAAGAACTCGGCCGGTACGGAGGTTGAATTCCAACGTATCGACACGGGTCCGGGCCGTACGACGGTGTTCGCCCAGATTGGGGAAACACTGTCGCTGCCGCACCGGCTCAGTATTAAACACACTGAGACCGGCACGGGCATCAACGCTAAACGTCGATCCTTGGTTCGATTTGACAAAACCGTCATTTCGACCGTGGACGCGACTAAAGCGGTGGTGTGCACAGATTATTGGGTTCACGAAGTCCCTATCGGGGCTTTGAACGCCAATACTGAGCCTGCCAACGTCCTCGCAGAGTTGATGTCGTTCGTCGCCTCACTTGGGACGACAACGACTATTCTCTACGACGGTACTGGCAACGGCGCCAGAGAGCTCCTAAACGGTGGGCTTTAATCCCATCGACCTAATTTAGGAGTCTTCTTGACGACATGGGTCTCCGGTTCAACCCGGTAGGTATCAGGCGGTTTGCAGAAGCTTAATAGCAACTGCACTTCTTGCCCTGTACCTAGCAGTTCTCCGTAAGACGAGCGCGTTGTGCGCTCGCTGGCGGACTGCAGCCCCATGTCGTTCCTCGCTACATCATGACGTGACCCACATAAGGGAGTAGAGGAAAGCCGCATCGCTGCGGCCTGAGGTATTTCTGTCAGGGGCGTACCGTATTGGTACGTTGACCGAAACAGAGGTACTATCCTCGATCGTCCCGAATGTGAGTTCGTTATTACTTCCTTTGGCGACGGCAATTTTCCCAACGATGAAGGACCGTGAGGTCCGTCGAAAGGATTTTGCCGATCGTTCAAACTTAGTATCTGTTGACATATGTATATTACGTGTGTTGACATAGGTGTGACGAGTTTTCGTGCGATGGATCGCAAGGCGTGTGCATGCTCTAGGAGGATTTCCTTATGGAGTCCAATAAGAGCCTAGATGATAGTTATAAACTCATCGCTGCACAGCTCTGCGACGTTCAAACGACGCATGGTTGTGTACTTAACACAAGAGCACTAAAGCTTACCCTTGATAAGGTTCGCTCTAGGCTTCTCGCTGAAGGAATGGGCTTCTTGATGAAGACCCTGCCCCGCCTGGGGAAGGCCATGGATATGGCCTTCTCTGGACACGATAGACTAAACGCTACCCATCTTGGATTTGACACCCAAGACGGCGATAGTGTACTTCCGAGGTTTCTCGGTGAGTACTTTAGTCGTATCTTCCAACCAGACGGAGCTCTCCTTGAGCATCCGTGTGTCACTAGCGTCGAAGTATTACGGCAAATCCTCTTTTGTTTTTACAAATACGAGGAACCGTACTCCGATGAACAAGAACAACAAGTCGTCTCGAAGTTCGTAAGAACAGAAGACGACCTTACCACAATTGATGAGCATCTCAAAAAAGTTAGAGACACTCTTCTCTCATGTAGCAGGCCTCGTAAATGGTCTTCTTCAAAGACTCACACGCAGGCTGATGTTACTCGCCGAGCTCGTCACCTCCTTTGGAGGTTATTTGCTCGTTTCGATCCGAAAGACATCTATCCACGTCATGGTCCGGGTGCCGTTGCTACCAAGCAAAAGCAATCCGCGAAATATGAATGGACGAATGTCTCGGCGAAGATCACAGACGTTTACCCTTTCGATGCGTATTTCTGCGCGTCGGTAGGCCATGTTTGTGACCGTTATCAACAGTTTTCTACTGTTGACGACAAGAGTTTATCCGCCAAGGTTATCCTTGTGCCGAAAGACTCTCGCGGGCCCCGATTGATCTCATGTGAACCAGTGGACTTCCAATGGATTCAACAGGGATTAGGTCGGGCCATCGTGGACCTTGTGGAAGGACACCCCCTAACAAGGGGTAACGTCCGTTTCACTGATCAAGAACCAAACCGGCTCGCGGCCAAATACGGCAGCGAAAGCGGCAGGTACGCGACACTAGACCTAGCTGAGGCCAGTGATCGCGTTTCTCTTGAGTTAGTTCGCCTGCTCTTCCCGGAACCCCTCCTGGGTCACCTGGAAGCGTGCAGGACTTCATCGACTGAGCTGCCGGATGGCAGGATATTAGAACTCAGAAAGTTCGCCCCGATGGGTTCAGCATTATGCTTCCCCATTATGGCGCTCTGTGTCTGGGCTATCCTGACAGCGGCCGCCGACGACGCAGACACTCGCAAGAGTGTTTACGTGTACGGCGATGACGTGATCGTCCCAACGGCTTACGCCGCGAACGCGATCGAACAACTCGAATCCTATGGACTTCGTGTCAATAGAGATAAGAGTTGCACCACGGGACCTTTTAGAGAGTCCTGCGGCATGGACGCCTTCCTAGGCGTCGATGTCACACCAGTCCGTTTCCGGACCGTGTGGTCGTCATTGCCCCGCCCTGAGTCATATACGAGTTGGATTTCGTACGCGAATTCCTTCTTTGATAAGAAGTACTATCGGACTTACAACCTAATTGTAGGCTGGCTCCAAGCCGTTTACGGCTCCATACCCGACGACAGCATGTCACTTGACGTGCCTAGTCTCCGATATGTACCTGAGTATCAGAAACCTAACCGAACCAGATTTAACCGAAAGCTTCAGAAGCTCGAGGTCAAAGTCTGGAATGTTAGGTCTCCTGCGCACACTGAAGAGATCGATGGATGGTCTATGCTGCTTCGGCACTTCGCCGAAACAGGTAGTTCTCAAACATGCGACTCCGCAGAAAAGACATACTGGCGCGAGGGCCCTATAGAGGGTCAGCCCGCCTTTTCAGTCAGTAAGTACACGGACCGCCGCTCGAGCATTCTCGAACGTCGGTGGCGATGAGTGTTGGTCACTCGGGTTAACTACCCT